AGCAGATTTAACATACAAGACCTACGCCGGCACAGGTGCCTATCCAAGTTTCCCAGGCAACGGTGGTACTTTGTATTACGGCACAGTGTTGAGCACAGGCACAGTGAGTCAGTTGAATTACAATTGGAGCGGTGGATATATTTTAGACTCAGGCAGGGTTGACCGAGTAATCGTTAACTTCTATGGCTACATCACCATACCAGACACAGGTTCACAGGACATACAATTCTATCTGTATGCTGATGACGGCGTTTACATGAAGATAGACGGCACTGTGGTCATCAATGATTGGAATGAACAGGGAGGTGCAACTTGGAATTATGTTTCCACGGACCAAACACTCACAGGTGGTCAAACTTATTACATAGATGCTTGGTGGTATGAGAACGGTGGCGGTGCCTCTTTCAAATTATATTGGGACCAGACAGGCTCAGTGGCATTGGTGCCCAGCTCGGCATATTCAACCACAGAACCCACACCTTCAGCTGCCATATCATCATCACAACAAACAGAAATAAACACAGCAAAAGCAAAAACTCAAAATGGTAATGCCATTTATATATCTCAAAGTGGTAGTGGTATAGATTTAGATATTGTACAAGACGGTGACAATAATTTAATCATAGGTTCTGATCTGACAAATGCTGGTTCTATACAAGGTGATAACAATGAGATAACACTTACACAAAAGAATAACAATAACGTTTTAGGTATTGACGTAAATGGCAATTCAAATGATGTAGATATATGGCAAGACACAGGACAAAGAGCTATAGTTGAAATAACAGGTGCTTCAAATACTTTAGATTTAGAACAATTACATTTAAGTAATAGTGGAGAACACTTTGCTAGAGTTGAAGTAAATGGTAATAGTAATTCATTAACAATAGACCAAAAAGAAACTGGTGATAAGATACTATTTTTAGATGTGGATAGTAGTAATAATGTTCAAGTAGACCAAAAAGGTACAGGCGATCACTACCTAAATATAATACTAACTGATAGTCATACACTAGACATAACACAAGACGGATCAGGTAGCCATGACGCCCACATTAATTTGAGTGGAAACAATACATCAATAACATTAACACAAGATAGTAGCACAGATCAAAACTACTATTTGGAACAAAACTGTGTATCTGCTAGTTGCTCAGCAACAGTAACACAGAATTAAATTTATAGATATTAAGTAAATGGAGATAATTAAAATGGCACCAAACAGATATACTTTACTATTATTAGTAATACTTTTTCTATTTGCTATTTTAGTCAGTTAATGAAAAAGATACTAACACATTGGACAATTGCTTTTCTAACTTTATTTGTTATTACTTACATAGGTTTAAAAGACCCACAAGTCAAAGAGATATTAAGACTTAAAGGTTTTGATTTACTTCTTCAATCAGAAAAGAAAGAACTATCACAAGACATAGGTGTTATTACAATTGACGAAAAGGCAATAGAGAAGTACGGCCAGTGGCCTTGGAAGAGAGATGTACTTGCTGATGTCATTATAAAACTACGAGAAGCAGAAGTTGGTATCATAGTAATACCTATATTGTTTAGTGAAGAAGATAGATTAGGTGGTGATAATGAATTAGCAGAGGTATTACAATATGGAGTGGTCATATCACAAGTAGGAACAACACAAACAAATAAGAATGCCGTACCTAGAGGTATTGCTAAGATTAATGATCCTATGGCCTATATGTTTGAATGGCCAGGTATGTTAGGACCTATACCATTGTTAGGTGAAAAGGCAAGCGGTGTTGGTGTTGTAAATACTGTACCTGAAGTTGACGGTGTTGTAAGAAGAATACCATTGATTATGAAGATTGGAAACGACACCTATCCAGCGATGGCAATAGAGGTCATAAGAGTTTCTACAGGCGCTCCAAGCTATCAGGTGAAGGCAGGAGAAGGTGGTATTATCGCTATGAGAGTACCTGGTTTCTCTACAATAAAGACTGATTCAAATGGCCGTATATGGTTAAGATGGAACAAAGAATATGATACTATCAGTCTAGCAGATTTAGACCAAGTTGGCAAGTTTAAAGGTAAGACTGTTATCATAACTACCACAGCAGAGGGTTTAAATTCAATAGTGGCAACTCCTTTAGGTGAAAGATATATGTATGAGATAACTGCCTCAACATTATCAACTGTATTAGATGGTAAGAATATAACAAGAGTTGATATTAGTTTTATATCAGAATTAGCTGTTGCCTTTTTATTAGGTTGTGTTATCATATTAATGGCTAGATTTGCTCCGTATTGGTTAATAGGTTTAAAACTTATATCTTGGTATGTTATAGCAGTATGGTTAAGTCATTACTTCTTTACAAAACATTTGATGTTAGTAGATGCAAGTTGGATTATTATTACCTTAACAATTGTAGGATTTCATTCTGTATTTAACAGATTTATTTTAGAGTTTCAACTAAAACAACAAATACGAAAACAGTTTGAGAAGTATTTGGATCCAAGACAAGTTGCTATACTTGTAAAGAATCCTGAAAAATTAAAACTTGGTGGTGTTAGAAAAGAGATGTCTTTTATATTCATGGACATTGTAGGGTTTACACCAATTTCTGAACACTATAAAAACAAAGACGATCCAGAGGGATTAGTAGAATTGATAAATGAATTTCTAAACGAGGTCAGTATAATAATATTAAAGAACGGTGGAATGATAGATAAGTTTATGGGAGATTGTGTGATGGGAATATTTGGTGCGCCTTTAGATATGAAAAACCACGCCGAGATGGCTGTTAAGTCTGCTAAAGAGATAGAAGAAAAAGTTAAAGAATTAAAAGTAATTTACAAAGAACGTGGATTACCAGACATCAATGTTGGAACAGGTGTAAATACAGGAATAGCAATTGTTGGTAATATGGGTTCTAAAACAAGACTCGACTATTCAGTTGTGGGTGACGCTGTTAATTTAGCGGCAAGATTAGAAGCCACTGCTGGAAGACATGAACATATAAATAATAAGACTATATGGTCATCTTATACACAAGATCAATTACCAGATACATTTAAGACAAAGAGTATTGGTACTATTAAGGTTAAAGGAAAGGAAGAACTAATTAAGATTTTTACGTTTCAATAAACATAGACGGAGGGTTATGACACTACTTCAACAAAAGAAGTTAAGAAAGACACTAACGAAAATAATAAGAGACAAAAAGAAACTTAAATTATATTTACTGAATTTACATTGGATAGTAATAAAGAAACAAAAAGAACGAAGAAGAAGAAAAACATTGATAAAACTATATAAAATGAGAAGACTTGAAGAACTCAGGTCAATGTTAAGGTCAGCATAAAAATAAATATAACATAGGTTATTGATAAGTTAAAATAGTATAAAGACGTTATATCGGCGTACACCCACTAGGGAAACAAACTTATACTAACCAACTAAATAGGACGACATGGTAGAAAACGTACACACAGATATAAAGGTTCAATTAGAATCTTTACGAAAAGACATAGAGAGCGTTAACGGTATTCAAGGTCGTTTAGATACGGCGATTGATAAACTGACTGATGTTTCTACTGCTATTAAATCTATGTTAGCTGTACATGAAGAAAAACTCCAAAGAAGTGAATCGATAGATGATGTTATTTTTGACAAGCTTAAGGATAGACAAAATGAGATAGATAATATTCACAAAGAATTGAAAGCGGATATTGAACTGTCTGAAAAACGGCTACTATGTGAACTAAAATCAATGAGAAACGAAATTAGTGGCAGAGTGGGTGTATTAGAAAAATGGAGATGGTTAATACTAGGTGGTTCTATTGTTATTGGATGGGTATTATCCAAAAACTTCATCTATATTATGTCCATGGTTCAATCCTAGACTTGACTTTTTGATACAATTGTGTTATATTATAGTCTGTTATGTCAAGTTATATAGACCTAAAATTTATTACAAACATTTCAAGTAGATTAGGTCAGTTTAAGAAGAAAACTGATTACCTATTCAACTTTAGATGTCCTCATTGTGGAGACTCACAAAAGTCCAAGACAAAGGCAAGAGCATATTTTTATAGAGTTAAAAATGATATGTTCTTCAAATGTCATAATTGTGGACAAGGCCAAAGTTTGGCTAATTTTATAAAAATGATTGATCCTAAAATGTATGAACAATACCTTTTAGAAAGATATAAGAAATCGGCACCAGCGACACCGAAACCAGAGTTTGAATTTGAACCTGTAAAGTTTAAAGATACAACTCTACTAGATAAGTTGAAAAGGATCAGTGGTCTAACGCCAGACCACCCCGCTAGATTATATTGTGAAAACAGAAAGATACCTGAAAAGTATTTTGACAAATTGTATCTTGCTGAAAAGTTTATGACTCTAGTTAACGAAGTAAAACCTAATACTTACAGAGTTACTAGAGATCAACCAAGATTAGTTATACCCTTTTTTGACACAGCCGGAGAAGTCTTTGCTTTTCAAGGTCGTGCCTTTGGTAATGAACAACCAAAATACTTAACAATTAAACTAGACGAGAGTAAACAAAAGGTATATGGACTTGAGCGAATCAATTTTGCTGACCATATTCATATTGTTGAAGGTCCTATTGATAGTTTATTTGTTGATAATTGCTTAGCGGCTGGTGGAGCGGATTTATTTTTAAAAAACAAAATTTCTAACGATCAGATCACATATATATTTGACAACGAACCTCGTAATAAAGAAATCGTTAATAGAATGTATAAAGTGATAGAACAGAATTACAATGTGGTGGTGTGGCCAGATGACATACAACTAAAAGATGTAAACGATTTGATCATGTCAGGTGTATCAAAAACAGAATTAAAAGAAATTATAAGTAGTAACACTTACTCGAAGTTAGCTGCTCTTACGAAGCTCAATTACTGGAAAAAAATATAAAAAGGGAAACATATGGTAGAAAAACAAATAATAAATGTAGTTAAACGTGGTGTAAGAGGAAAAGAACCCCTTAATATAGAAAAGATACATGAAATGGTTGAGTATGCCTGTGAAGATATAAAAGGTGTATCATCATCTCAGGTAGAGATGTCAAGTGGTCTACAATTCTTTGATGGTATTTCAACAGATGATATACAACAGATTCTAATTAAGTCAGCAGCTGATTTAATTTCACTAGACAATCCAAACTACCAATATGTGGCAGCCAGATTGTTATTATATTCATTGAGAAAAACAGTTATCAATAAACTTTGGGATCACCCTCACATTTATGAACATGTAAAAAAAGGTGTAGAAATAAAAGTATATGATGAAAATATTTTAAATTGGTATGACGAAAAAGATTTTGATAGAATGGAAAATTGGATTAACCATGATAGAGATTATACCTTTACATATGCCGGTTTAAGACAAGTCATTGACAAGTATCTAGTACAAGATAGATCAAATGGTAATATATTTGAAACACCACAGTTTATGTATATGATGATCGCTGCTACTGTATTTGCTCAATATCCAAAAACAAAAAGGATGATTTATGTTAAAAAATATTATGACGCAATTTCACAATTCAAAATTAATATACCAACTCCGGTTATGGCAGGTGTTAGAACACCTCTCAAACAGTATGCTAGTTGTGTTCTGGTTGATGTTGATGATACTTTGGACAGTATTTTTTCTAGTGATATGGCTGTTGGACGTTATGTTGCACAAAGGGCTGGCATTGGTATTAATGCTGGTAGAATACGAGGTATCAATGCGAGGATACGAGGCGGTGAAGTACAACACACCGGCGTTATTCCATTCCTTAAGAAATTTGAGGCAACAGTTAAGTGCTGTACTCAAAACGGAGTACGGGGCGGTTCGGCTACTGTTCACTTTCCTATTTGGCACCAAGAAATAGAAGACATCATTGTACTAAAGAATAATAAAGGTACAGAGGATAATAGAGTTAGAAAATTAGATTACTCAATTCAATTATCAAAAATATTCTATGAGAGATTTATAAAAGAAGAAGATATAACTTTGTTCTCACCACATGAAGTGCCTGAATTATATGAGGCATGGGGTACACCTGAGTTTGATGAACTTTATGAAAAGGCTGAAAGAAAAACTAGTGTTAAGAAAAAGAAAATTAATGCTCAAGTTTTATTTGGTAGTATTTTAAAAGAAAGAGCAGAAACAGGTAGGATTTATATTATGAATATAGATCACTGTAATTCTCACTCATCATTTAAAGACCTAATTAGAATGTCAAATCTTTGTCAGGAGATTACATTACCTACTGACCCTATCGACCATATAGACGGAGAAGGAGAGATTGCCTTGTGTATTCTATCTGCCATCAATGTAGGTACAATAGATAAGAGAGATGAATTAGAACCTTTGTGTGATTTAGCAGTAAGAAGTTTAGATGAAATTATAGATCATCAACAATATCCCGTTAAGGCTGCCGAAGTATCTACAAAAGCAAGAAGAAGTTTGGGTATAGGTTATATTGGCCTTGCTCATTATCTAGCAAAAAAAGGTTACACATATGACCAAAAATTAGCATGGCGTCAAGTTGATAAATTAACAGAGGCGTTTCAATATTATCTTTTAAAAGCAAGCAACACACTTGCTAAAGAAAAAGGTCCTTGTGAATTTTTTAATAGAACAAAATATTCTGATGGTATCTTACCAATAGACACTTACAAGAAAGAGGTAGACGAGGTTGTAACCAGAAATCTAACTTATGATTGGGAGAGTTTAAGGAAAGAAATAAAAGAGTCAGGTCTACGACATAGCACCCTTTCGGCTCAAATGCCATCTGAATCCTCTAGTGTGGTTTCAAATGCTACTAACGGTATTGAACCACCTAGAGATTATTTAAGTATTAAGAAAAGTAAAAAAGGTCCATTAAAACAAGTGGTACCTGATTACAAAAAACTAAAAAGTAATTATACTTTATTATGGGATATGAAATCAAATGAGGGATATATAAATGTAGTGGCTGTAATGCAAAAGTATTTTGATCAGTCTATATCAGGTAACTGGTCATATAATCCAGAGAACTACGAAGACAATCAGGTACCTGTATCTGTAATGGCACACGACCTTTTAACGACATACAGGTTAGGTTGGAAAACATCATATTATCAGAATACATATGACGCTAAGAAAGATATAGACGAACCGGCGCATCCTGTTGGTTTCCACGATAATGTACCTGAAGATAAGCCACAAATAGACGAGGAAGATTGTGAAAGCTGTACAATATAATGAACTTCGTAGCAAACTTACCTTATACAAAAGTCTTTATTAAAAAAGAATACTTACATGATTTAGAAAAAGGTCATGGAGAATTTGTTGAAGCAGTGTTAATATCTGTAAAATCAATACAAGGTCGTGCCTTATATTTTGAGGCATATCTACCAGATTATGGTGCTTGTTTTGATAAGTTTCCTTTGTGTGCTTTTACATGGAGAACGGATATAAAAGAAGAAGAACAACTAAAACTTGGTGAATTGTGTTTATGGGATTCTTTTTCATATGACATACAAGTTTGGTCAAAAAGATTGTTAAAAAATTGTGATGTAAAGATACTGTTAAAAGGTGGTAAGAAGATGAAAGGTGAATATCTGTTCACAATTGACGCTTGCCATAGTGATTCAAATATTATAAATACAACAGTTGCTGAAGTACCAAGTGAACATAAACAACATAACTTTGGTAAACTAGATAACGGACAATTCTTTGCCCAGCCTAACAATAGAATGTTATGGTTTGAACAATCACTAACGCCGAAAGAGTTAAAGATACCTGACTTTCAGGTTTCTAGTAGATACTTTTTCAGTGAACAGGAAGAAAAATGGGCATTTGGTGATAGTAAGGACTACTTTTACAAAGATGAAAAAAGAAACGAAGATGAGGACAAGGACTACAAATAATGACAAAATCAGTATTAAATAAAAGTAAAACGGTAGATTTTACAAAACAACCAATGTTTTTTGGTGAAGATTTACAAATACAAAGATATGACACAATGAAGTATCCTATATTTGATAAGTTAACACAACAACAGTTAGGTTACTTTTGGAGACCTGAAGAAGTATCTTTACAAAAAGATAGAAATGATTACCTTGATTTGAGTGATGAACAAAAGTTTATTTTTACATCTAATCTAAAGTATCAAACAATGTTAGATAGTGTACAAGGTAGAGGTCCGTGTTTAGCATTTTTACCTTTTGTATCATTACCAGAATTAGAAGGTGCCATTGTAGCATGGGACTTTATGGAAACTATTCATAGTAGAAGTTATACTTACATTATTAAAAATCTATATTCAGATCCAGGATTAGTATTTGATACGATTATACAAGATGAAAAGATTGAAAAAAGAGCAAATTCAGTTACAAAAACCTATGATGATTTAATTAAATTAGGTTATCAATGGACATTAACACCAGATAAAGTTGATATGTATGAACTAAAGAAAAGTTTATATCTAGCAATGGTATCGGTAAACATATTAGAAGGCCTAAGATTTTATGTATCGTTTGCTTGTAGTTTTGCCTTTGGTGAATTAAAGAAACTGGAGGGTTCTGCTAAGATTATATCATTTATTGCTAGAGATGAAAGTCAACATCTAGCAATGTCACAAAGAGTTATTAATAACTGGAAAGACCATGAAAATGATAAAGAAATGTTAAAGATTATTAAAGATACAGAGAAAGAAGTTTATAAAATGTATGATGAGGCCGTTGGTGAAGAAAAACGCTGGGCAACCTATCTATTTTCAAAAGGTTCAATGATTGGTTTATCAGAAAAATTGTTACACCAATTTGTTGAGTATATGGCAAATAGAAGAATGAAAGCTATACAATTAAATCCTATATATAATCAAAAAACAAATCCGTTACCTTGGGTTGACCATTGGTTGAATAGTAGATCAACACAAAATGCTCCACAGGAAACAGAGATTGAGTCTTATGTTATTGGTGGTATTAAACAAGACGTTAAGAAAGATCAATTTAAATCCTTTAAACTATAATGATTGAAAAAAGACTAAAAACTTGCTCCAGTTGTGAAACTAAATATACAGTAGAATGGGATATTGAGGTACAAGACCTTGAGCCATTAACTTGTCCATTTTGTGGACGTGAAGTAGAGGAAATTGAAGATGACGGTGAAGAATCAATCTGGACAAACGAATCCGAAGACGATAATTGGAATTGATTATAGTTTAAATAGTCCAGCTATCTGTATAACAGATGAGAACTTTGATTTTAATGAATGTACTTTTCACTTTCTAACAAGTAAGAAGAAGCATATTGGACAATTTGGTAAGAACATATTTGGTTATGAACATAAAGAATATAATACTCCTATTGAAAGATTTTCCAACATTTCTAGTTGGTCCTTGGATATTATCCACAAATACAAACAAGACACAGCAAAAGTTTATATTGAAGGTTACTCTTTTGGCTCTAAAGGTCAAGCAGTATTTCAAATCGCAGAGAACTGTGGTATTCTCAAATATAGATTACAACTCTCACCAACATTATTATATGACACAGTGGTTCCTAGTGTTGTTAAGAAATATGCGTCAGGCAAAGGTAATGCTGACAAGCAATTAATGTATGATAGTTTTAAAGAACATACAAAACAAGATTTAATGAAAGTATTTGATATGGAAAAATTGAACAATCCAATAACAGATATTGTAGATAGTTATTATATAGCAAAAGTCGGTTA